TCAAGCTGTATCGTGTCGGGTTAATGGGGTGCGAGTGAAGGTCTACGGTCTAGGGTTTGGGGTTGCGATAATTATGCATTCCCTACCATTAAAAAAGCGATGGAACAAGCGAAAAACTCCACGCATCACGCGAATATAGAGACTTTGCGCGTCCTGGGCGCGCACATACGCACTAAGCCTACCTTACAATGCATAACAACGATACGCTTATCACCAACACAGTAAATAAAAACAACACCCGTGGGGGCATGGCTTAGAACAAATAGAGACGGTTATTCCCTACCCATGCCAGAATTTTTCTCATTAAAGCGTTTTTGCAGAGATTACTTGACAGATAGGAGTAATATAGGAGTAATACTCGGAGTAATATGAAATATTGCGGGATAATTTGCGTGATTTATATCTAAATTACTCGGTAATACCAAGTAATATTACTAGTAATATTACTTACTCCTCCATGCCCTTTAGGGCAGGAGTAAGTAATATTATTAAGTAATTACTAGGGAAGAGGATTGTTAAGGAGAAGGGGATGGAAGTAAAGAGGCCGTCATTGTCTAGTGGTAGGACTCCCTCTCAGAGGAAAGAAGATGCCGTGAAGCGGAAGGCGGTCTTTCTTGAGGCTTTTGGTGAGTGGGGTACAATCAGGAAGGGGTGTGACGCTGCCGGGATTCATAGAAACACCTACTTATGGTGGCTTGGGTCTGACCCTGACTTTGCGAGGAGTGTTGATTTGATGAAGCAGTCGTTTGCCGAGTCGTTGGAAGCGATTGCGTTGGAGAGGGTAAAGGATCCTGACAAGAACCGTGGAAGTGATGTGTTGTTGTTGGGTTTATTGAATGCTAATATGCCTGCGAAGTACCGTCCGAGCGTGGCGGTTGACCAGGATTCGGCGAAGGATCTGATACGGGAGTGGCGAAAGGCGTCCCAGGCAGTTCTTGCGAACAGCCCGAAGGGGGAGGGGGATCAGGATTTACCGGCCAGTGTTGAGGATACACTGACGGAGATATTGGAGAGAAAGAAACAGTGACAACGCTCACGAAGGGGCCTGACTTACGTGACTACCTTTTTGAGAAGGTGGGTTTTAGGCCGACGAATGAGCAAAGGGCTATTCTCGACTCGCCCTATCGGTTCAGTCTCGTTGCGGGGGGTGAGCAGGCAGGGAAAAGTCTCATCGCCTCGAAGTATCTTCTCGGACGATTCGCTGAAACTGAGGAGAAGGGGCTCTACTGGCTCGTTGCGGCAGACTATGAGAGGACGAGAGCGGAGTTTGAGTACCTCTTGCAGGACTTCTCTACTCTTGGAATTCTCAAGGAAGCCTCGAAGCGGGTTGATCCTGGGCATCTCACTCTTGCTGATGGAACCAGGATTGAGACGAAGAGTGCTAAGGACCCTCGGACGCTTGCGATGAGGGCTCCGAATGGGATTTTAGGATGCGAAGCAAGCCAGCTCGACCTTGAAACCTTCTTCAGACTCAGGGGCAGATGCGCTCCCAAGCGCGGATGGATGTTTTTATCAGGGACGTTTGAGGGATCACTAGGATGGTATCCCCAGATGTTTACCGCATGGGCGTCAGGGGCTGATAAGGAAGCCCGTGCATACTCACTTCCAAGCTATACGAATGTACACCTGTACCCGGGGGGCGCACAGGATCCCGAAATACTACGATTAAAAGACGTGTCGAGCGATGACTTCTTTATGGAACGCATTGAGGGGAAACCCTCGCCCCCCAGAGGACTTGTGTTCCAGGAGTTTCGCCCTGACGCACATATAAGCGAGGTGAAATATGAACCAGGTGAACCAGTCCATATCTGGATGGATCCGGGCTACGCTGGAGCGTATGCCGTGGAAGTCGTCCAGGTCATCGGAGAACAAATCAGAGTTATCGACGAAATCTACGAACAGCAACTCGTCACCGACGACATCATCGACATCGCCCAGTCAAAGGAATGGTGGCAGGATGTCAGATTCGGAGTCATCGATATCGCCGGGACGCAACATCAGGCAATGGCAGCCCCCGCAGAAGTCTGGCTCAACAAGACAGGACTCTATCTATCGTCCCAAAAGATCAAGATCAACGAGGGGACGGAGAGACTCAAGGGGTGGCTCAAGATAGATCCGAAAACTCATGCTCCCAGAATCGTGTTTAGTCCCAAATGTCATGGTATCCTATCGGAATTCGGCTCTATGCCGAACCCGTTTGATGGACAGACCAAGGCATACAGGTGGAAAACTGACCGTGAAGGGAATATAGTGGGGGATATACCGGAAGATAAGTATAATCACGGTGTGAAAGCCGTTATATACGGCCTCATAGACCGATTTGGATACGGATATGTCGAAGGACGGGAACGTATCCGTGTGAAAAGGTGGGTATAGATGGCACGAAGAAAGCCTGAAGATATCGTAGCCTTGGTAGAGGCACACTACGATGCGACCGAACCCCTGAGACAGAGGATGCAGGACGACCACGCCCTCTATAGGCTCGAACCCTATGACGCCGGGGAAGGATACCAAAGCTATACAAGCAATGAACCGCAAACCTTTGCTGAAAAGGTCATAGGGTGGATAGCCGGTGCCGAAATGACGGTGAGAATTCCCCATGACGGTGCAGATACTGATCTCAGGGAACGCAACGACACGAAGGAACGGTTCCTGATCGGCATTGAGCGGGCAGCAAATGAACGGCTTTGCCGTATGATGCTCCCTGAACTGCGTGACCAACTTGCATGGTACTCTGCTGTACGTGGATGGTACGCAGGACGAGCGCTTCTCGCCAAGCGCCCTGATGGAACAACGTATGTGGACGTTACACCGTGGGATCCGCTCCACACGTACTGGGGGCTTGGTCCCGATGGATTGGAATGGGCCTGTTACAAGGTTCCAAAGACGAAGGATCAGATATTCTCCCAGTATAATGTCAAGATCGACTGGGAAACATCACACACAATCGACGGGATCGAGGTGTATGACTTCTATGACAAGGAGATGAACACCATCCTGATCCATAACGGGTCAAAGAATAATCCGCTGACACAGGTGGTGAAGAAACAACAGAAACACGGGGCAGAACAGGTGCCTGTGTTTCTTGGCCCTGTCGGGGCAAACCCCTATATCGTGGCTCTTTCACAGTCTACGATGCAGGATACGATCTCCGATGTGGGCGAATCGGTCTTTAGATCAACACGGGATCTCTATCCGAAACATAATTTGATGATGAGTACCATGCTCGAACTGACCGCCAGGTCACGGAGACAGGGGCTGATCGTCAGATCTCGTGACGGTACGAAATCCCTCGATGAGGATCCGTACCTGGAAGGCTCAGAGATCAGTCTCGCACAGAACGAGAATGTTGAGCCCTTGGGATTACTAGAGATGGCAAAGGAGACAGGTGCCTTCATGTCACTTGTCTCAGGCGAAATGCAAAGAGGATCACTCCCTTATTCCGTCTACGGAGAGCTACCCTTCCAGCTCTCTGGCTTTGCCATAAATACGCTTAGACAAGGCGTGGAAACGGTGGTGAATAAGTATCTGCGATCCGTCGAGAAGGCGTACCGCATGATATTTAACCTTATCTCCGATCAGTACGCCGAGGGATCATTCAAGTCTATGGAACTCTCAGGCATGGATCGGAACAGGATGTTCTTCACAGAGGAGATCAGTCCTGACATGCTGAAAGATACGGGTCAGCCAGTCGTCAACCTTATCGGACAACTGCCGCAGGACGACATGAGCCGCTTCTCAATGGCACAGATCGCACGGGAAGGCCCGACCCCATTGCTCTCAGACAGAGCGATCAGGGATAGGATTCTTGCGTTACAGGATGCGGATCAGATGGACGACGCGATTAACGAACAAATGGCAGAGCGAATGCTTCCCGAAGCAGCACTCTGGACACTGCTCCGCTCAGCGGAGCGACAAGGCAGGGACGACCTTGCCCAGTTCTATCTTGGTGAACTGATGAGTATTCTTACACAGAAGAGAAAGGCGGCTGAGCAAGCGGCGGCACCAGCCCCGCCTCCGATGGGAATGGAAGGCCCGATGGGTCCTCCACCGCCAATGGGACCACCAGGGTTACCGC